GTCATTAATTTCCTGATCATACAATAGTTTCTTGTATGGGCGTCCAGTATTGAAAGCAATACTATAAGCCCTTGAGATAATACGCTCAGCCTCTTGATCGAGCTTATCGAACTTGGCCAGGAGGTAGGGGCCACTAATGTCGCGACCCCACACCTCATAAGCGTCCCTGGCTGTATCGTAGAATACCCGCAAGTTGGTGTCTATTTCCTGCAACCGGCGTGGTATATCAAACACGTGGGAAACAACTTCGACCTTCAAATCCACCACTCCCATTAAGCCTCAGTGATGTTCTGGATATTAGCCAAACGGTTGCGGTGAATGGTCAGCAAGTTACCATCCCAGTAGTAAGTAGCTTGATAAGTAAAACTGCCCGGAATGTAGTGCAGGACGCCGCCTTCAACACCGCCGGTATCCAGCCAGTTGGGATCGCCGATCTGACCAATCTGGAGAGCTTCATAGTCAATTGCATACAGGTTACCCGTGGGGCAGTCCTGGTCCTTATAGCACTCCACACCATTCCAGGTCATCCCGGACATACCACCGGCCAGCTTGACGGTGCCATCTACAGGAATGCGCTTCATAGATTCCATGTAGTTAGCCATCGCCCGGTACACACCATACGAGGCAATCAGCAGATCAACCTTGCCACCAACCAACTCAATAGCATCGAACGCCTTTTGAATCATCGGCATACCTACAGCGCCGCCAGTAGTATCCTGATAAGCAGCCCAGTTCTGGAAGCCTGGAGTAGAAGGATCGACACCGCCGACCGCACCGGAAGCCTTGACGATTTTAGCCAGGCCATCCCACTCCTTGTTGTAAGCTCCGGAACGTACAACAATGTGGTTTGTCGTGGTACTTATAGCTGTACCAGAAATAGTAATGCTGGTGTTGGCAACTACACCAGTAACCTGCCGTTGAGTAGCCAGCGGAGTACCACTGGTGCTGTCGATAATATCAACGTACATATTAATGAACAGATACTTGGTGCTGTTTACCGGGATTGTATTGGTAGAAGTCGCCGCACCGCACTGGGCAAGCTTACCAGTGCCATCACCATAAAGCTGGCGGTTAACGTTCTGACGCAAAGTCTCAATGATGGACGCAAACTCGAAATCTTTCAGAGTCTCCCAAGCAGCATCGGGATTGGTGGAACCCTTCAAAGCACGTTCAGACAGTTGGCACAGACCCCACTGAATGAAACTGAAATACTGCGCTTTCGTGGTGACGGTCTGCGTCGGAGCAGTGATAGTGTCGTATTCAGCGGCGGTACCAATAGCCTGGTTGCTCTGCAGAGCAAGCGGCACATAGTAGTACCTACCAGACATATCCACAAACTCACTGGACTTCTCCAACTTCTCCAACAACGGCTTGTTGCGGATGAATTCTTTAGCAATAGCTGGTGCATAGACTTCTTTCAATACAGCCTCATAGTATTGAATATTGGTAGCCATAACTATTACAACCCCTTTCAATAATTAATTATCAACATATTAACCAGTAGGTTGTGCGAAAAGCGCCCTGAGCATATCCCTGGCCCTACCACGAGCTTCTTTCATACTCTGCGGTGGGGCCTGCTCGCCGCTGGGGATGCTGCCGCCTTTACCTTCCACAGCAGGCAACCCGTTGGCCTTGGACTTATTCAATGTGGCCGCTGTAATTCTATCAGCTACCGTACCTTCGCCTTCTTGTAACTTCTGCATTGCCCACAACTGCAACGCTTGGTTCAAAGGCATACCACCATTGTCAAAGGCTATTTGGAGGATTTCTTTTTCGTTCAAATCGGGCAGAATCGGAAAGTGATTTTTCAGTTGCTCATATTGTTGCTTAGCGTTCGCCAACTCCCTATCCAGCGCGATGTTAGCATGACCTTCCTCCAGAGCATTAATCCGCTCCAGAAGATCGGGCGGTACAGTCGGCCCAGCAGGAGCAACCATCCCAGGCATAGTAGTGGTACCACCCATAGGCCCCAACATCGGTCCCATACCAGACATACCAGGCATACTAGGAGCACCAGGAGCACCAGGAGCACCAGGAGCACCAGGGGCATTCATCGGAGGTACTCCGTCAAATTGATTGATCATATCTCCACCTCCAAGGTTCTGTTCAATGACATATTGTTCAATTACGTCAGCAATTTTATTAGCCAAATCAGGGTTACTGTCCAACAAATCTACTAACTGGGAAATAACCGCAGTTTTATCCTCTGGACCTCGATTACCTCTTTCACCTACACTAGAAGGCGGCGTTTCTGGACTTTCCGGAGCCGCCGTTTTGATTAGCTCCAGGGGACTTTTGTCGCCTTCTTGTGGTTGCTTGCTCTGCGCTTTGTCCTTGGTCGGCACCTTGTTCACCACCTTGAGCTTGTTGTTGCATAAACTGTTGATGTTGCATCACATGCTTTGCAAATAAACCCTTCCTTTCATCAGATAAATTTTCGTATTCCACAGTCTTACGAAATCTATTATGTTCTACCACGTGGACAAAATGATTATGGAAATCTTCTACTTGAACTGGTTTCCCGTCTTTCATCCTATCATTTTCACGGAGTGCCTGTTGTGAATCCAACTCCACATCATTATACAACTCTGCATTATTGCCATAAGCAGAGATTCTAAGCAACAACCGTGGGTCTTGGATAATGCCCCTATCCCAAAGTCCGAATAAATACTGTTGTTCTTGGTTTTCAGACAGCGGCAGAGTTGATCTCGCTACAACGTGTACATCCGCATTAGGAGGTATGTCTTCGTTTTTAAACTGCATTATCTCTCTAGTTTCATTTTCTCCCATAATGCGTAACATCCGGGGCGTATCCATAAACTTGCGTGCCAACCTCAATACATACGTTAAAGTTGTTTCTATCATATCCTCATAGCTATCTGTGACTATCGACATAACTATACGATCCTGTTCAAACATCTGTTGAATAGCTTGCGCTGAGCGAAGTCCTCTAGCAGAACCACCTAAAGCCATTTGGCTCAAACCGCTAATATCATCACGTTCCTGCATAGTACGCATCAACAGATTCATTACAGGGGCTGCATAAGGAACAACCTGCAGTTGCTTTATATCTCCACCAATTAACGGGTTGTAGTAAATTATCTCACCAGGGTCAAAGTCAGGTGCCTGCAAAAGTGCATTAACAGGAGCAAGTAACGGCGGATTGGTAAGCTTTACAGTATTCTCTACAATATCACTCTTTAACTTATTATAAACTACTTGTACCGAACGCAAAGATGTAACTACCGAATCAGCATAAAATGAACCAGGGTTGGGTATACATTTAACGTGTGTAAAGGGTATAGGACAGACATCAGCATAGGGATTAGCATCATCCACCAAAATCTTATTACCAACAAACACTATATACCTACCTTGAGGATTGCGTTCATTGGGTCGTTCCCAATACTCTTTAACCACAGCAGAGGGGAGGCTTCCATCTTGTCCCTTACGTTGTCCCAAACCCCATTCAAATAAAGAACTTTCATACTCACCGGGGACTTTAACGCCATATTTCATTTCAATGTATTCCAATGGCCTAATTCTCGCGTGGATAACCCAAGATACCTCATCAATAGTCCTAGCAAACGGATCGAAGAACAGCTCGAATGGAGAGCAAAAATCTATAGCTACATCGCCAAGATAGTGTACTTCTCCATTCACCTCATACCTTTCAGTCCCAACATCGTAATATGTTTTAATGAATCCATTCCCACAAACTAATGCCCATAAAAGAGCCTGACGAAAAACGTCGTCAAAGTCATTAGCTTCCCATTCATATTGCAAAAACTGCTTACAAATTTTAGCTTTGGACACATCGTCCTGATCAGCAGTTGTAGCATCAACTCTGAAATCAGGTTTATTTTTAGTCAATAATGCTAAGTATAAACGCACAATCGGCATAATGATGTTGGTAATGAACCGAGGCTTTTTAGTATTCGGCGGTATCCATTCAATAACGCGGTTAAAAGCATTATCCCAAACCACCCACTGCTTACCAGAGTAAAAAGCCAAATTCATCTTCCAGTCACGATCATATCTTTGACGTTGTTGCTTTACAGAGTTAAATTTCCTCGTTAATGCAGTTATGGTAGACATCTAAACAGTCCCCTTATCGCAAAACTTCCGTCTGCGTCCCTGTACCATTCATACTATCTAACAGCTTTTGTATAGCCCTCTGTCTCGCGGTGGCAACATCCGGAGCACCAAAACCCAACTGCTTAAAATAAGCCCTCCAAATTGGATCAGCACTCATCCACATAGGAATTTGACCGCTCTGCAAAATTCCCTGGAACTCCGGACTAGCAAGGTATTGTTGCATCTGTGGGTTGTCCTGACCGCCAGTGATCTTTTTGTAAATGTCATAGAGCTTATCAACTGACGGCAATGATCCTACGGGTGTAGTAGTAGGAACCTGAAAGCCACTAGCATTACTACTTAAAGCATTTTCCTTTACTGTAGCCGGAACTGGCGGGGGAGCAGGAGACACCTCATTAACCAATTGAGGTGTACTCGTAATACTAGCCGGCGGTGGTGTAGACTGCTGTTGCTGTGAACCACTAGTTGTATTGGACGCCGTAGTGTTGACAGCATTTCCTACAGATGCATTAGTGCCTCCAACATTCCCTACAGGTGTAGCTGGTCCTAACCAGGGCATAGGCGTAAAAGTCGGCTCGTATGTCGGGAAAGGTTGTTGCACTGGAGGGGCCGCCACAGGAGCAGTTGTTGCAGATGTAGCTTGCGTAATACTGGGCATAGGATTAGGAGTAGGCAAACTATCCGGCTTGTAAAATTCCAATGTGGCATTTCCTCCACCACTACTTGAAGATGGAGTAGTCCAAGCATTTTTAATGGTATCTCCGCTGGCCAACCGGTTAGAAATAGCTCTAACCAGGGGAGAAGATGAACTACTTCCACCACCGCTACTACTGCTCGATCCACCTCCCAACATAGACATACGCTGATCGTGACTCATGTTGTTCCATGCACTCAAGCTAATCCCAGCGTTATTCAATGCAGCAACTCGCTGGTCATGTGTCATATTGTTCCAAGTGCTGTACCCAGGCAAATTAGCCATTTGAAACACCACCTTAAACACCTATATCAGAAATACTGTACATATCATCTTCCTGAACAGGTACTTGAGTAGTTGCAGTTTTTTCCAACACTTCCGCCTGCTTATACTGAGTGAAATCTCTTGCCATAACCCTATCGATCAATTCACGCCGTTCTTTATAGTATCTATCTTCAAGCTCTTTTTGCCTCCTATGATGAAACACTTCTACAGACATCGTATAGAGAAGCAGGATTAATATTAACGCCAAATATTCCATTAAGCCAACGCCTCCGATTTGAGACCGTTTTTCTTCTTGCCTTTACACCAACGCTGATGTATAGCGTATTTCTTCACATCATCAAATCCAAGGCCACAATGCTCACATACATATGCCGGGTTATCATCATCAACTACAAGTTTAGTTTCATCAGCTTTGGCTTTTTGATCATCCGCTAGAGCATTCTTTACCTTTTCAGCACACTTCATGCATATAGCATCAAACCCAAACGCAACACCCTTGCCAATAATGGGGCCTCTACAAAAGATACAAGCATGACCAGTAAATTCTACAATTTCTACTTTCAATGCTTAACCCTCCGTTCAATAGCCTTTTTTCTATGTGCTTTAGCATAAGCAGCAGCGGCAGCTATACGCCTTGCTTCATCAATACTTTTAGGATGGGTATTGCCTATTTTTCCAGTATGTTTATACTTACGCAACATTTCTTCTATATTAAACGAAATTACACTCTGAGAAGTTCCACTTTTAAGAGGCATTATCATCGCCCTCCAAAGCATCCACCATTGCAGCATATAAGTGCATGAGAACAATAGTTGCTAAACATCTTTCAGCCAAACCGAAACTTAACTGGTCAAACAGCTCATTAACCTTATCCACAACCAAACTGTTAAAATTGTTTACGTAGGTATCACGAACAAACTGGTACTCTATATCACTACCGCTGTTCTCCCGGAGGTATGCCCAGGCTTGCCATGCTCCTTCATGAATACGAGCGAGAGCATGAGAAGCACGTTTTTTGTAAACATCCCAATCCTGATCTGCAGGGGTTTTACCTAACATAAAAATCACCCCTTACATATAAACCAAGGTGGCATCCCCCGCTGTTGTAGCAGATACCACGAGGTATAAACCATTTACCAACTCAGCATCATAGTACAACGTACCTACAGGTGCACTACTTACAGCAGCAACAACATTACCAGAAGTGCTGGTGCCATCGTATATTGTGATAACCATAGCAGAACCGGCATTATTGATAGTCAGCTTTTTCAATAATACCGGCCCATTAGCTACTAAAACACCTGTGGTAGTAGAATTTATGTGATAATACTTACCGCTTTCTCCAGATTTACCCTCAACATAACCAACAGCACTGACAGCACCAGAACTGTAGTTCTGTACATTTAAGCGCAGGGCAACCAAGCCCTCAACGTCAAAAGCGACGTAGCAGGAGTTATAAGCTACAGCAGAATCCAACGAACCATTCACTTTGCCCACATAAGAAAACCAGTTCGTACCGTCAAGACTGGCTTCAAACTTGACAGCGGCATCGAAAGTACCTGTAATGTAAACCGTAGCCTTTTTACCAAGTGTGCAGTCCAGTGCGGTTCCCGCTCCATTTGTTTGAGCGTTAGTCAACATAGACGTAAGCATTTACAAAGTCACCACCAAATCAATAGGTGTACATACTATTAACACGTTGACTATTCGGACGTTTAAGTGTTATCCTCATAAACCCCTGGGGAACAATATCTTCCTGCTTGGGCTGTTCTTGCTGCTGGACCAACGTCGTCGGCACGACACCGGCTGCGTCCTTTCTCACCACCGTTGCAATCCCCAGGCTGATTACCCGGTCGTCATGCGCTCCCTGAGCAGCTTCCAGCTTGTTGCCGTCTTTGATAAAAGTGAGCATTTCTTTCAAGGTGTCTGGGTGGTTTATAATCACTTCACCATTGTAGAATGCCGCTCTCAGCGCATCTATCAGGTATGCTTTTGTACGCCTATTGGTGTCCCAACCCAGCCGGTTGACGAAATTACGAGAGACTCTATCATAAATGCGCCGCTGGTATAATGCTGTATAACCATTATCCCGTAACCAGTTAACCGTAGATAAACCGTGGCCGCCGGTAATTTCCACTGCAATGAGGGCGTTATTGTAATACTTTCCAAGTAGGAGCAGGTCTCTGGCGTAAACGGTAGGCTCCACAACCTCATGCAGGTGGGCGACCTGTTCGCCAGTCAGCACATCCAACACATCAGCACTTGAAGCATCTCCGTCGCGATTGACCACTACACCCGAACCAATGTCAGCACCAATCACATAAACCCTTCCAGGTTCAGGTTGCTTATAAACCGTCAACCGTTCCCTGGAAGCTTCAATAAACCGTACTCCCGGACCAAAGGCTTCCAGGTAACCAATCTTTGGTTGTGCACCCTCAATCTCATTCAACCTGGCCTGTACAGCCTGTGGTGAAAATACATTTGCAGATTCCTGCAAGAAGGCTTCATCCGCAGTCGCCGGGAATTCGACGGAGAATGCGAATTCATCCCCACCGTACTTGTTCTCAATTGTCCACTGCCGCCAGTAAAGCTGTTCCTTGTCGATAACGCCTTCCTCATACAGCTTCTTCAACGACGGAGGACATTCCACCTCAACACCATCCGGCACCGGCCTTCTGTATTCCTCATGCTCGTACCAGGGGAAAAATACCGCCATGTAATCGTTCTTACCGGCCTGCGCTCTTTTGAACGTATCATAAAACCACCCTGTAGGACCGTTGCCAGTGGACTCTATAAACACAACCGTATTAGGCAGGTCCGGTATAGCTGCAAAAGCAGCCCTCATCAAAACATCAGCATTATCATAAAATCCCGCTTCGGAGAAATGACACATATGCAGCGTCCGTGACCGGCCAGGTTCTTTGGAGTCCGCAGAACTGATCATCAAGCGGGAAGTATTATGTTTAAAGCTGATTTCATACTTCGTGAAATATTCAGTATCAACACCGGCCAACTGTACAAACCATTTCGGCAGGTGAGAAACTGCAAAGCGGGTCATATCCAGGATGTAAGCGGCCGAATCACGTTCATGCGCCAGTACCAGTGCATTTACACCGCCGTCCCGTAACATACGCCAGAGCAGATAAATCTCGATAAACGTGGACATGCCCATCTGCCTGGCCTTTAAAATAATCACCCGCACCGGCTTTTTATTCTCTATAACCCGCAGCAGTTTTCTCTGCACGTTGTTCAGCATAAACGGTCCTATAGTGCCGTCTTTGCGGCGAATCTTCACGCACCGCCTGGCGAAATACTCAAAATCATTCAACGCTCGCCTGACAACAGTTTCCAAGTCAACTGTAATCATTTGTGCAGCCTCTTGAGAATCATCGCCAGTCTCGCCCGGTGCGCCAGTGTGCTGTTTCCCTTAGCGTGTCTTTTTAGCCAACTGTCTTTAATATGCCCCTTGGAATCCAAGGCTCCTGCTTTGGCCGCCGCATCATGCAAAGCACCAGGGTGTTTTATGGCTGAACCAATCCAGTCTTTATTCTCGCTCATCCTCAATCATCTCCATGTAATCACGCGCCAACTGCATACGCTCTTCATCGGAAATGACTATCTGATTGCTGATCGCCACGCGATTATCACTCTTGTGCGCATCACTGCCAATAATGTTAAACAGCAACTTTATAGCCGATACGTTCCCTTCCAAGACCTTTTCCCTGAGTACATTCAATGCTTCAGGAGCTATTCTAACCGCTTCCAGGGATATACGCTGCCTGCACAACCGCAGTATTTCTTCCGCATCAACAGCAGCCAGAAACACTTCCCTGACATCAAAATCGTGTGCGTTATCATACAAACGGTCTACAAAACGCAACAAATCATCGTCACTGACCTGCGGCAACTGCGCTTCTCTTTCGTTCATTTCGCCATTCAACAAGTCTCATCACCTGACTCACATCTACGTCACCGCTCAGCAACAGCCTTGCGAAGCCTCCTACAGCCGCTATGTCAACGTCATCGAGTCCGCCGATGACGGTTTTCAGGGAATTGAACATGCTCGCGCCCTTCCCACGGCGCTTGATCCGGTAAGGTGAAAACAACTCGGCCAATTCAATCCCGGCCATCTTACAAGCCTTTATCACAATCCAAAACCGTATATCTTTAATCTCCCAAATGCGCCCCCTCAACAAGTCGAGGAATCCTCTCACAGAAGGCGTGAAGTAGTATTTCCTGCCGTACTTGTCCGGGGACTCAACAAGCTCCAGGTAAAAGTCCGAAACCTTTTTCCAACGCCGCAATATCGCAAAAGTCAACCGGTACGGAGCCATCCCGGAATGACTGTAATAATAACTCTCATCGACAAAGAGTTCAGGCAGTTTGTTCATCTCCACAGCCTGCTTGAAAATATCGCTGGATAGGCCGTACAACTCCCTCTTCCTGTAGCACGTCTTAATCTTCAATAAGGGCAACCTGTACAGCTCCACAGATTCCATATCGAGCCTGTAATAAATCCTATCCAGGCTATCCAACTCCATTAAACACACCTGCCCACGTACATTATAACTCCAACTATGACAGCTTGTCAACAGAAAAAATAAGCCAATTTGAATTTATTTTTAGTAAGCCAATCTGTAGTTGATTTTTATACTACAGTCTGCTATAATAGACAAAACATTTGACATAAGGGGGATTGACATGTATCCGATTACCAGGTTGGAAATCGAGCGCAGGAAAAGAGGGCTGTATTCCCGCGACGTAGCCGCCAAAAT